AGTCATGGTAGTTCTCCTAATGATGATTGACTCATGGACAATGTGTCCACGAGTGAGAGAAACTGTATCCCTCATATAGTTGCGAAATGACCTCGCATCAACCAAACCCTGCTATCCGCGACCCCACCGTACCCCTACCCAACCAAACTGAGCAGGCTTGCAGGCTCGGCATAGAACACTATTCCCCACACGCAATCTCACTTTTGTTTCAAATTCAATAACTTCTTGCTCCGCAAAAAAACATAAAAATTTCTATAAAAAATCAAATAGGAATCTGTCTAATATTAGACATACCCACATAAAAAAAGCCCCCACCGAAGTAGGGGCCTAAAAGGGCCGTTGCCCTAAGCGAGAATCTCTCCGCCTAAGCGGAAAGAAAAATCTCCAACCACGGAGACAGCAATCATGTAAAAATTTACACAACCGCAGAACTGAGTATATACTCCGCCCAACGTGACTGCAATGGTCAGCGCCTATGCTAGAGCATTTATTAGATGAAACTGTTTTTACTCCCGACGTTCTCGACACGCCGGTGGCTACGCCTGTCTCAAAAGCAAGCCCTGAACAACTGATGGACGCACAAGTTGAAACGGCTAAATGGCTTGAAGAACTGGGCGCGGTATCCGACGAGGACATAACGGACCAAATTCAGGAAGACAGCGCCAGACAAGCATTCGCTGTGCTAACCCAAGACCAAGACCCCAAAGCTAAGAAAACGGCGTTAACAAAAGTGACCACGCCAGAAGCGGTAAAGCATCTTGTTGGAATGTTAACTGCCTACGACTGGCACTTTGTTGAACAGGCTAAAGAAATCAGGGGCTATGCGGTGGCGCAGTTGGTGGAGGAAACAAAACATCCTGATGCCAAGATACGCCTACGTGCGCTTGAACTGCTGGGTAAAGTAACAGAGGTGGCGTTATTTACTGACCGGATAGAAGTTAAAAAGACTGACCTGTCAGACTCTGAGCTAGATAGTCGCATTAAAGAAAAGCTAGAACGCATGGCGAAGATCGTGGATATAACTGACGTGACATACGTAGAGGAAATACCAAAGGCCGACGATGAACCTGAACCAGCATGAAATTGCAGCGCTCAACAAGATACTACCTACGCTCTCAGCGCAGGAGAAAGCAGAACTGCTGTCTGATCTTGAGGAGAGGGCGAATCGTGCGGGTAAGAAAGCTGCTCAAGATTCAGTACTTGGGTTTGCGACACAGGTTTATCCGGGCTTTAAGATTGGCCCCCATCACAGAAAACTTGCCAAAATCTTCCAAGACGTGATTGATGGCAAGAAAAAACGCGTGATTATCAACATCGCGCCGCGTATGGGTAAGTCAGAGTTCTCCTCCTACCTGTTCCCCGCCTACTTCCTTGGCAAATACCCCGAGAAAAAAATCATCATGGGCACGCACACCGCGGGTCTGTCTGAGGATTTTGGTCGTCGCGTGCGAAATTTGCTCGAATCTGAGGAATACGCAGAGATTTTTCCCAAAACTAAAGTGGCTGCCGACCAAAAAGCAGCCGGTAAATGGTCAACCAGCGCGGGAGGCCAGTACTACGCAGCCGGTGTGGGTGGTGCGTTGGCTGGTCGTGGTGCGGACTTGTTTGTAATTGACGACCCGCACTCAGAACAGGACATGAAAGCCAACAGCCGCGGCTCATTTGATGCCGCATGGGCGTGGTTTCAGCAAGGTCCGCTGCAACGTCTGATGCCAGACGGCAGAATTATTGTAATCATGACGCGTTGGAGCTTGGTTGACCTGACCGGACGTTTAATTGACTACCAGATAAAAAACCCTGACGCGGATACGTGGGAAATTGTGGAGTTGCCTGCCATATTTAACGAGGGAACGCCGGAAGAAAAGTCGTTGTGGCCTGAACAATGGCCGTTGGAGATGTTGAAGTCCAAAAAAGCCAACTTAGACCCACGGTTTTGGAACGCGCAGTACATGCAGAACCCCACATCGGACGTGTCAGCCATTATTGGGCGCGGTTCGTGGAAGATTTGGGAAGAAGATGAGCCGCCAGAGTGTAGTTACATCATTCAGAGCTGGGATACGGCGCATGAATCCAAAACATCAGCCGACTATAGCGCTTGTACTACATGGGGCGTCTGGTATAACGACGAGGACAACGGCGCACCTAACTTAATACTGTTGGATGCGTTCAAAGACCGGATGCAGTTCCCTGAATTAAAGGCAACTGCCTTGAAACACTACAAGGAGTGGGAGCCAGATGCGTTCATTGTGGAGAAAAAGGCAGCAGGCGCACCACTTATCCAAGAACTCAGAGCAATGGGCATCCCCGTCGATGAGTTCACCCCCAGCCGAGGCCGAGTTAAAGGTAGTACCGATAAAACCGCCCGTCTTAACGCTGTCGCTGATTTCTTCCACAGTGGCAAAGTGTGGGCTCCAGATACACGATGGGCACGAGAAGTGATTGAAGAGGTCGCAGCCTTCCCTGTGGGGGAGCATGACGACTATGTTGATACGGTGTCCCAAGCGCTGCTGCGCTATCGCCAAGGCGGCTTCATTAGTCTGCCGAGCGACTACGAGGATGAACCGCAATTTTTTAAACGCAAGACACACGCATACTATTAAGGACGCATCATGTCGATAGATAAAGCACTGTACGCTGCCCCCTTGGGCATGCCAGCCGACGCAGAAGAAGATGGCATAGAGATCGAGATTGAAGACCCAGAGGCCGTACGTATTAAAGCTGGCGATTTAGAAATTGAGATCGAGCCGGGCGAAGAAGAGGAAGAAGACTTTAACGCTAACCTTGCAGAAGAAATGGAAGAAAGCGAGTTGCAGTCGCTCGTAGGCGAAATTTTAGATGACGTGCGTAACGATTTGTCTTCACGCAAAGATTGGGAAGACACCTATAAAGAAGGCTTGACGCTCTTAGGTTTGAAGTACGACGAGCGCACAGAGCCGTGGGCAGGTGCGTGTGGCGTGTTTCACCCTATGATTACTGAAGCCGTTGTACGTTTCCAATCAGAAACAATTACTGAGACGTTCCCAGCCAAAGGCCCAACTAAAGCCAAGATCATTGGTAAAGAAACGCCAGCTAAAAAAGAAATTGCAGAACGTGTGCAAGAAGACATGAACTACGAATTGACTGAGGTCATGAAAGAGTTTCGTCCTGAACATGAGCGCATGTTGTTTTCTTTGCCTGCTATCGGTTCGGCGTTTAAGAAAGTGTACAAGGACCCCACACTAGGTCGCCAAACATCAGTCTACGTATCAGCAGAAGACATCATCCTGCCGTATGGCACGACAGAACTTCAAACGTGTTTTCGGCTTACGCATCGCATGCGCAAAACTGAGAACGACATTCTGAAGTTGCAGAAAGCTGGGTTCTATCGTGATATTGATTTAGGTGAACCGCCTAAAGTAACAAACGAAACGCAACAAAAGAAAGACAAAGAATCAGGCATGTCCGCGTCGTTTGACGACAGGTATGAGTTGTACGAAGTGCATATTGATTTGGATTTGCCCGGCTACGAAGATGTAGATGACGATGGTGAACCCACCGGCATTGCGCTGCCGTACGTTGTAACAATACTTAAAGGTTCAGACGACATATTATCTATTCGTCGTAACTGGTTGGAAGACGACGATCTCAAACTAAAGAGGCAGCACTTTGTCCACTACCAATACATCCCCGGCTTCGGACCCTATGGATTCGGTTTGTTCCATCTTATCGGCGGCTATGCGAAATCGGCCACAAGTCTTATGCGGCAGCTCGTCGATGCTGGAACTCTTTCTAACTTGCCCGGGGGCCTTAAGTCCCGTGGTTTACGAATTAAAGGTGACGACACTCCCATCGCCCCCGGCGAGTGGCGAGACGTAGACACAGGTTCAGGAGCTATCCGTGACAACATACTGCCGCTACCTTACAAAGAACCATCGGCTACTCTACTCCAACTCCTTGGTATTATCGTTGAGGAGGGAAGACGTTTCGCAGCAACTGCCGACATCCAAGTGTCCGATATGTCGGCTAATACTCCGGTGGGAACAACTCTTGCCATACTTGAACGAACGCTCAAAGTTATGTCTGCCGTTCAAGCACGAGTCCACTATGCGCTCAAACAAGAACTCCAACTCTTAGCAGCAATCATTCGTGATTACTCGCCTGAAGACTACGAGTACGAGCCTACGTCTGGCAACAAACGTGCTAAAAAGTCTGACTATGAAGACATAGAAATTATTCCTGTCTCTGACCCAAATGCCGCCACTATGTCGCAGCGGGTTGTTCAATACCAAGCGGTGCTTCAGTTAGCGCAGACTGCGCCACAGATATACGACATGCCTGTGTTGCATCGTCAGATGTTGGACGTGCTGGGTATAAAGAACGCCAATAAGTTAGTGCCGTTGGAAGATGATCGTACGCCACAA